CGCCGGCCGCCTGGCGGGCCTGAAAGATGTTGCCGAGGATTTCCAGTTTCTTGCCCGAACCGAGACCGGCCATCGCCGCGTTCAGATCGGCGATGATGTCGGCCAGCGATCGGACGTTGCCTTGCGCATCGAGCACTCGAACGCCGAGTTCATCAAGAACCTGACGCGCTTGTTCGCTCGGGCTGGTCAGGGCCAGCAGCGCACCGCGTAATGACGTACCGGCCATCTCGCCCTGGATGCCGGCGTTGGATAGCAACTGAATGGCCGCGACGATTTCCTCGAATTCGATCCCGGCGCTCTTGGCGATCGGCCCGATGTACTTCATCGCGTCGCCGAGCATCTGCAGATCAGTGTTGGCCGTGGTCATCGCCTTGGTCAGCACGTCCACGGCCTAGCCCAGGTGATCCGCCTCGATGCCCATCCCCGCCATGATCTTGGCGGCGATGTCGGCGGATTCGGCGATGCCGATCTGACCGGCGGCGGCCATGTCTAGCGTGGGGCCGATGGCCGCCAGGATCTGGTCGACCTTGTAGCCGGCCAACGCGAAGAAGCTCATCGCATCGGCGGCATCTTTGGCGGTGAAGATGGTCATCTCGCCCAGGCGTCGGGCCTCGGCGGTGAGCTTGTCGAATTGGTCCCGGTTGGCCCCGGTGAGGGCCCGCACCCGGGCCATCTGGTACTCGAAGTCCGCAAAGGTCTTGGTGGCCACGGCGGCGGGTGCCCCGACGGCTGCCGCGATGCCGGTCAGTTGCAGGCCGGCCGATCGCAGACCCGTGGCGAAGGTCTGCAGCTGACGCTGGGCCCGCTTGAGCCCGGCGGTCAGCTTGTCGTCCACGCCGAGCTCGACGAACGCACGCCCGGCTCGGATGCCTGTCGTACCGGCCACAATCAGTTCCCTCGCACACTACCAGCCCACATCGCCGGCAGCTTGTCCCGCTCCTTCTCCAGAGCCGGTCCCATGAACGGTCGTGCCCGAACACGCAGTTTTCTGCTGAGGCTGCGTCGTCGTCGCCACCATCGCGGTCGAGCGGTCACGCCGCCGAACTCCAGGACGTTGGGGGCCTTGGATCGCTTGAAACCCACCGGCCCGACGACCACCGAATCGCTGCTGCGGTCGTAGCCGAACAGGATCCACCGCCTCAGCAGACCGGTATGCGAATACGGCGGGCGCCCGGGTCGGGATGTACCCTTGCGTTTGCGGATGCTGGTGCGGGCGGTCTGCCGGATAAACGCACCAGCCTTGGAGAGCGCCTCGCGCTTGGCCTTATTGACGGCCCGCAGAACAATCGCCCGATCGAAGAACAGGTTCTTGATCCGCAGGTCGAGCACATCAGCCCTCGGTTGACTGGTTGGCCTTTCCGACCGCCAGCCGCATGGCCGCCCCGGTGAGGCCGGCAATGGTGGTGCCGACTGCCACGTACTGCTGCTCGGTCAGCCAGTTGGCGGTGCCGTCAATCAGGACGTCCAAACTCCAGCACGCGCCCAGCAGGCTGAGAAGCAGGCTGCCGATGATCGTCTTCTTGCCGTCCAGCCACTTGAGCATTGATCGCCTCCTTGCTGTTGCCTTTGTCGAGGTAGTAGGTGCCGCCCAGATGAACGTGCAGTGTGCAGCCAACGGTCATGCAGAGCATGATCGAATTGAGAATGAGGAATGGAGAGTTGCGAATGACAGACACGCCGTGATCCCCTATTGTCGTGCTCGGTCTTCTCCATTCCCAATTCTCAACTCGCAATTCTCAATTCGTCGGCTGCGAAGCGGCCGGCGCTTCGAGGTCCGGGCCCTGGTCGCCCTGGGTCGCGGCGGCAACGTTGGCCGAGACGCCAATGGTCTCGACCGTGCCGTCCCAGACGAAGCCGGTGCCCACGATCCCGTAGCCCCGGCTGCGGTAGCCGGGATTGATCAGCGAGCCCTGGCCCTGCAACTGGCCGGTCCGCTGGCCCAACTCGGCGATGCCTTTCTCGATCGCCGGGCTGAGGATTTTCTCGAACACATCGTTCTTCGCTCGCTCGATCGGCTCGGTGTTCGCGACACAGCCGCCGAGGGTCGCCAGGCCAAACAACAAAGCCAGCAACGCCGCGATCATCTCAAACAGCGCCACCACACAGAATCCTCGTCTCATGATCTCAACCTCCTTGTCTAAAACCTTGCGGCGGGAGAGGTGCGCGACTTGCGCACATGTTTCCGGACCGCTGTGCTCCTTGGTCGCCGCCCGCAAAAAGGCGGTCCGCCTCGGGAATCCGTCCATCGATGAACACGTCCTTGAGTACTTCCACGCCCACCGGTACCGACGCGGCCGGCTGGGCAAACGGGTCAAAATCGCTCAGTCGAAACGCCCGGGTGTGTTTGGGGTCCCGATGAGCGTTAGCGATCAGCACCATCAGCGAACTGGTCCGCTGCCATTCATCCCGCATCCGGGCCTCGGCCATGACGATCAGTTCACGGAGAGTGAACGGCCCGGGGTCGAGCCCGAGGATCCCGGCGCATCGCCAGATGAGCTCATCGCCAGCGCTTGCTCGACCTGTCTCTCGATCTGGCCGCTGTCCAGCCGCTGCTCGATCAGGTCTCGGGCTCGCTCCATCATCCGCCGCGTGGTCGTCAGCACCCGCCCGAGGTTCTTGCGGTCCCTCGGGCTCGGGCAAAAATCCACCAGTTCCTCCAGCAGGACCGTCGTGGCCTGCTCGATGACATCGCCGGCCATGGCCCGGCCGAATTCCTCGTCGGTCACGTTGCGGGCGTCGGCCTCGGGTTTGCAAACCGCATAGACCACGTCACACAGCAGCACCGGATCGCGGATCAGCCGCTCGATCAGCGTGCCCTCGAGGATCTCCAGCAGGTCCACGTTGAGCAGACCGCGGACCCGCTTGATCGCGTCCACGTTGACGGTTACCGTCCAAGTCCGGCCGGCGTTGTCGACGAAGGTCTTCATGATCCCTCCTTACTCGGCCACCTTGGCCCACGCGGTAAACGACGACGGCTTGACCGTGACCTTGACCCTCACCGCCTCCTCCAACGGCTCTTCCCGAGAGAAATTGACCACGGTGAAGTTGCTGGCCAGACCCTGGCTGCCCGCCACGCCAATGGCTCCGTCCATGAAGGCCAGGCCGACTTCCGCCGAGTCCGCCCAGGCGGTCTGGATGTGGGTGAAGCCGGCATCAGCCGGGTCCCAGATCATCTCGAATTCCACGCTGCCGTTCTTGAGCGTCGCGGCGGTGGCTCGCCAGCCGTTGTTGGCTCGGGTGGTGACGTCTGCCTCGCCCGTCTCCAAGTTGAGGGTGACGTCTTTGACGTTGCTCATCTCGGTGTTGGACGGAGCTCCGCCGGTTCCGTCCCAGGCGGCGGTCAGCGGCATCGCGAAGAAATACGCCTTGCATTCCATGCCCAACTTGAAGCCCATAAAGGTCTCCTTTTCGCTCTCGCCTAAACCTGGATCCCTCCCGTCCAGTGCCGATTGAACGGATGCTCGGGCGATTGGATCACCGTCGTCTGGCCGAACTCATCACCGAATTCGTAGTAGATATACATCCACGAGGGATCCACGCTGGCCGGGTCGAGGTTGATTCGCACGAGTCGCGCGTCGCCGCCGAGATACTCCACGGATAACGCCATCCAACTGTAGGGCTGTGAGTCGACAATCACGATCCAGGGATCTGGCGTGTTCTCCACGATGACCACCGGATACTTGAAGAACATCACCACCGCGGGACTGGACCCGTCCCACTCCGCAAGCTCGATCTCGTTGGGCTCGGCTGCCGTCGGAGCCTGAATCAATTGCCCGAGCGAGTTGCCGATCAACATGGCCGTCCTCCCACCTCATGCGCTCTCCTCAAGCCCGGTCACAGTGATGTTGATGTTGCCGGCGGTGGTGGTGACTTTGAGGGCCTCATCCGTCGCGCAGCGGAACATCGGGATGTACGGGATGCTCACGCCCGAGCCGGCTTTGAACTTCTGGTTGATCAGCCGTTTGCCGCTCTGATTGATGCCCCGAAAGACAGTCACCGTGCAATCCGCGTCCACCGTGAAGGTCAGGCTGGACAGGCAGATCCGCTTGCCCGAGGCCGGAGCCCAGATGTTGGTGTTGGTCTGGGCGCCGGTCAGGGCTACATCCTTGCTGACCTCCACCTCGGCCGTCCGGACCATCAAAGCCCGCGTCGCCTCGTCGAGAGCGATCGTCGCCGCCTGAATCCACTGTCGCAGGATGGGCATCGCTTCACCTCTTGACCCGATAGACCACCGTCAGCACACTGGTGAACTGCCGCATCTGCTCCAGATGCTCGCGGGCCAGCACCGGCTCATTCTGGATCGAAAGCCACACCGCTCCCGGCAACCCCTCCAGCCGACGCATCTTCAGGTGGTCGCTGATCTCTTCGGCCAGATCCATCAGGGCATCGATCTGAGCCGGATCGTCCGAGACCTTCTTCTGGATGCCGATGTCCACCGCACAATCGTGGAAGGTGCCATCCCGAGCAGCGCTCTCAACAGTCATCGACTTGGGTACCACGCTGATGTGCAACGTGTCCATCTCCGACAGGTCGAAAGTCGGCTGATACAGCCTCTGGGCGATGAAGGTCTGGCTGAACGTCCCGCCGTTGAGGCTCTCGACCACGGCGTCCGCGATGTCTACGATGGTGCTCATCCGCCGATCAACCTCTCGATCCAGGCCCCGATGAACTTGGCCACCAGCGTTCCGACACCACACAAGGTGGCCATCGACAGTTTCTGGATGGCTGCCAGGCGGGTCTCGACCCGCTCCATTCGCACCAGCAGGGATTTCTCCGGATGGCTGTTGCCGAAGACCACCGAGCGAATCTCGGCCACGGTCTTGAGGCATTCCGGCTGCCGGGTTGAATCACAATCGTGTTGGTCGCTCATCTCAGCCTTCCTCGGCCACCTGCTTGGTGTGAATCCGTAACGTCCGACGATACGGATCGCTGAACCGATACGCCGGCTCGCCCCCAGGGGCCATCACCTCGTAGACGAAGACCTTGTCGCCATCGGTTTCGCGGATCCGGTCGCCAGCCTTGGGCAACGTTTGCACGCTTGCCAGCAGCAGGTCCGTGGCCAGAACCAGGTAGTCCCGCGACTCGGTCCGATGGATGATGCCATAGTCATCCGCCTGCTCGAACACCGTACGGCCGACCGTGGCGGCGATCTCGACCGATTCGCCGCCGCGCTGATACTGCACCAGCCGCGTCAGATGCCGCGTCCGCTGGTCATCCAGCCAGGCCGATCCTCGTTCGAGCAGATCCCCCATGACCTCACTGCGACAACCGAACCCAGACGCTGGCATCCGCGTCGGCCGCCGCCTTGACCACCTTGCCGAGCAGTTTGTTGCCGGCGGAAGTGGTCGAGGCCCGCTGGTTGGTCGCATCCCAGTAGACTGTCGTCCCGGCGGCCAGGGCCGTGCCCGCACCGGTGGCCTTCGGAACCTCGAACACCCCGGTCACTGCCAGAGTGCCGAGGGTGTTGGCCGGGATAGCCACGCGGGCAATGCCCACCAGGTCGCCCTGCACCACCACGGCGCCGGCGGCCAGGCTGGCTCCAGGGGTGTAGTCAACTGCATCCCCGTCATGAATGAACTTGGTCAGTGCCATCTACCTGTACTCCTCAAAGACAGCGGAGCCCGCTGTCATCACGCTTGTCCCTTGGCCTTCACCCCGCCGCGCGGTTCCTGCAGAGCTACGCCGAAGTCGTGGTAACCCCGCATCTGAATGCCCAGGACGTTGAAGTCCGCCTCGGCGGTCTCGATGGTGGGCGACTCCTGGCCGTTCAGGAAGGCCATTTCGATCACCGGCAGGTCGTTCGGATCGGCTAGCAGGTACCAGGCCTTGTCCGAATAGCCGGTGTACTGCGCGTTGGCCAAATACCGGCTGACCTCCACGCGGAACTTGCCTGCGTGCGGGTTGGCCACCGGATACTTGGTGCTGGCGGTGGTATCCCGGATCTCCAGCGACTTGTAGAGCGTGGTGGCCAACGCGGATAGCGCGGTGGGCACCAGCAAGATGACCGGCATGATCCCAATCGGCTTGCCGTCGGAGTCCACCTGGTTGAGGAAGGCCACCTCGGCCTTGGTCAGACCGTCGATACCCAGAACGGTGTCCGCCCCTTCAATGTAGTTGGCGTTCGCGGTCTTGAAGAAGTTGGCGTTGTTCAGGAACGCCGTCCAGAACACGTCGTTGATCTTCAGCCCGCTGCCCCGGCCCAGCTTGCGCGGCACGGTAGTGATCGCACCCAGGTCATCGTTGATGATGTCCCGCCGGTCGATGGACAGCAGCAAGCCGTAGGTGTCGGCCTTGTTGCTGTAGCTCTCCTCGCCCAGCGTGCCGTGCTTGAGTTCGCCGCCCGGGGCGACCTTCTCGTACTGATCCTTGCCGATCAGCCGGTAACTGGTCACCGTCTTGAAGTCGCTGACATTCCGCACGCTGGTGATGTTCCGCCAGGTGCGTTCCACGCTGAAGAAGCCTTCGAGCAGGAACTTGTTCGAGACGTTCGAGAGGATGCCGCCGATGTCGATGGTCGAAAAGCCCGCCTGCAGGTTCGGCCCGAAGGCGAAGCGCAGTACGGATCGGCTGTCGCGGAAGTTGCGCCCGCTATAACCGTTGGCCCAGGCCGCCTCCAGGAGCAGTTCCTGCAAGCCGATCCCGCCCCGGAAACGCCGGTTGGCTGCATCCAGGGTCTTCTCGTCGAAGAGTTGCTCAGCATTGGCCAGCTTGGCAGTCAGCATGCATGCGGCTTCGAGGATCTGGCCCTCCAGAGCATTGTCCACCGCGTGGACCGCCGGGGCCTTGGGTCGCGAAGCCCGCATGACTTCCAGCTCGCACTTGTCGGTGCTCCAGCCTTCGGCGATGGCCTTCTCCTCGATCTCGGAAAAACGGCCGGCGCAGATCTTGTGGATCGACGCCAGGCGTTTGCTCTCGGCCAGGGCCTGAGCTCGGATCTCGGGTACCGGATCGACGCCGGCACCGCCATTCGTGTCGGTAGCCTGCGCCGTCTGGTCATTGGCGTTCTGCGAGGCAGTAATCTGCTCGGTCGTTACGGCCGTCGTGTCGTTCTCACCATCCATGATCTGAGTCTCCTGTTGCCCGGTCTCCTGATTGCCGGCCTCTTCAGCCGCGATCGTCGCGGTGGTGTTGCCGTCTGCGCCCAGGTCTACGAAACTGATCTCG